TCTATCTCGGCAATATATTCATCGACAAACTTATAGACAATCTGCATACGCTTATCCTTTGTCATCTCAAAGAATCCCGGCTCTTTTGTTACAATCTCGTCATAGATAAAGCCATAACAGGAATAAAGAACAATCTGGCGGCGCGGCACATTGCCGGACGTAATAATGAATTGTATCTCACTTTCCGACTTGCCCTCGAAAGGATTAAGGTCTGTTATCACTTCATAACGCCTGAAATCATCAGGATTATCAGCCGTATCGATGCGTTTTATCTCGCGGTCTATCTCTGCAAGCACTTCAGGCGGGGCTTGCGCATCAACAGCCATCTTACGCTCTATGATATAATCGTCCTTGCTCTTAAAGCGAAAATCCTTGCTGAACGAGTGAACGACAACAAGCCCCTCTTCGCGGTCTATCAGCTTGGCAATAGCGCGGACACCGAATTTATATGTAGCTGAATATTTAACGCTCATAGGGAACAAGGTATCATAGACATTATCAAGGTCGATGCGTTTTTCTGTTGCTGTCTCTGCTATCTCCGAGCGCGTGAATATATCACTGTTATAAACAACCTGGATGCAACGCTGCGTCATCTTATCAATATATTCATCCTGGAAGCGCGGCAGATCAATGGGCGGATAGATATAACGCACAATATCATCAAGCGACAATTGCTCTTCGCCGGTCTTTGGCAATGGCACGGCAATAATATCCTGCGCCGAGCGATGTATCTGCAGGCCTGACCCTTCGCATACCGGGCATTGCTGTTTCTGTCCGTCGGGCAGAGTAATAACACCTCCGAAACATTTTTCATTATCACACTTGCGCACACTGACAACTTTCTGCGGGAACACGTGAAGGGCCATCGTAAGGTCAAGCTCACTGTTCGCCTTGACTATCTTCTCAAGATAAGGGAGCGAGGCGTGCCAGGGAGCGATATAAGTAGCCCCGCGGGTGGCAGGGTCGCGCTTCCACCCCACGCGAAAAGCAGGAACATAACCCTGATTATGGGGCTTCGGATATTCAACACGGAACAGGCGATTTTCTATTCTCAATATCTGCTCGCCGTTAATATCGCGCATCTGCCCGTCGACACTTTGATTAAGATAGCTCTCATTCCAGACCTCGGTGATGATGATTGTTTCTTTTGGCAGATAGATGATGTATTTCTCACCGTCCTTTGGCTTCGCTTTCTCATTCTGCTCATCAGGCATCTCAATAATGAACATGGCAGTCATGTATTGCAGGATATTATTCTTATACAGAAAGTCAATGGCTTCATGCGAATCTATCTCGAAAGGATAGGGCTGCAAAAGCTCTTTCACCGGGTTAAAGTCGCCCCATTCGAGAGTAACGAAAGTATTAGGATCAAGGTCGTTCAGCTCAACCCATCGCACTTCCATATATCTGTCCCATGAAGCATCACCCCAGAATTTGCCGAGAATTTTCTCAAGCTCTTTAAGCTTCACATCATTGATTTTGCCTTCTTTGTAGGTTATTGCCTTTGTTATCCCATTTGAGCGCGGCACTTTCTTTTCAACACTTGTCACGTTCCAGGCAACAGAGGTAACAATATGCTTAGTTATCTTCTTGCGCTGTGTAAATAGTTCATCTTCTTCGCGCGGCGTGAATTGCTGAAGCTCATTATCAAGATCCTTGCCGGTGTAATATATCTCGTATTTATCGGCCAGCCTGGTGACATGATCGTAATTCTCATGTCGTAGTTTTTCTTTTATCACCTTAATGATGTAAGGTATAATTTCTTCTTTAGTCATTTAATTTATGATATTTTTTTATTAGTTTTTTGAATATTCTATATTCTTTTTTATTCATTCTTGCCCCACAATTAATTATTTCAACTATTGTTCCTAATAATACGTTGTCCACTTCTTTAATAGCATCTTCAAGTCGTTCATTAAGTCTCTTTTTCATTATTTTTGTTTATTTAATTTTTCTCTATATTTCTTAATTAACGAGTTGTCTTATTTAAGTTTCTTTTGCAAGTTATATTATTTCCGTGTATTATCCATTTAACAGGCGTTCCTTTTAACATAAATGTCTTTTCAGCTATTCGCCACAGTTGATTATGCTTCTTGCTGAAGATATTATATTCGGGTGTTTTCTGACACAAAGATACAAACATTGATGTATTATTGCAACGATATTTACGCATTTCGTATTCGCGGTTAGTTAAAATGTTGAGCTGCACGGGCTGGGCGTGAATAACAAACCTATTAAGCGAGCCGATAACCTGCTTATATAATGCTTGTATCATCTCAATGTAATTCTCACTCATCCAGTCGTCAATATCATGGCGCGTCTGAATATTGTAACCAACCATTATTTTTGCAAGTTCTTCGCGATTCTGTATTATCTCAAAGGGATAATAAAGTTGTTCTTCAATATATCTTGTATCTGCTTTGTTGCCGATAATAAACCAGTCAAACGGTGCTTTCTGCTTCTGTAATTGCGGCACAAGATACTCGGCGGATACTGCAAGATATTTATCCATTAGTTTACGATTTGCGAATCGGCATCTTGATATAACTGCGTGTTTCATTAATATAATTTATCAAATATCGCTTCAAAATATGCACATAAAAAGTAGTCAAGCGCATCACTCGTATGACCCCATTTTTGATATCGCTGTTTACTCACGGGGTCAGTAACCTCCTCTTTCATCTTGCGCCCCTCCTGGTCCTCTTTGACAAATTCAAGGTCCTGGATGAGGTGCTTACAGTTATTATCCATCAATATCTCTACACTATGTTTGTTCTCAAGCAGGGCGTTAACAAAATCCCGGCGCGGAATAACCGGGGGATTGCGTTTCGGCACCCTGTCGGAATAGTTATGCAGGAGATTCTGAAGGACGCGCTGCACAATATCGTAATTATGAAAACTCGCCCGCGGATCCCTCGCCTTACCTGTTGCATCACCGTAATAGTAAAGGCCGTGTTTCATGTAATCGTAATAATCACGCATCGCCTCTGTTGTTATCGCCTCCGTTGTGTTCTTTGGCGACGGCAGGCAATATTCCTTAAAGCAGCGCACCTGAGTTTTCTTATTAGGCGTTTCAACTATCTGGAACAGCAAAAGTGTCATATAAGGAACAACATTAAAGTCATAGCTGATATGAACCGGGGTATTATCAAGCGGCGGCACTTCATCAACATGAACAAGACGATTGAATGAAGTATAAAACTCGCCGCCCGTTGTAGTGAACGGATTGGCATAGACAATGCTTTTGCCCCGTTCCTTGCTGTTATTGTCAAGTAAATTCTGTATGTAATTCTCACCGACATTCTGCACATTATGATAAGACGAAGCGATTATCACTTTACGGTTATTTATTATCTTCTCAAAAAAGTCTGTCCGGCTATATATTCTGCTCGCTATCTCGGCGGCATAATCATCAAGACCGAACCATTCGTTTATCCAGTCCACTTTAGCCGGTGATGTTGTTACATAAAGCGGGTTATATTGCTGCTTCGGTAATCCCTCATTCTTTAGTTCGCCATCCACGAGATAAATGCCTTTCTCGCGTAGCCTGGCGAGTATTATTTCTTTAACATCTTCTTCACGGGTGTCTTTTGTCTCATCAAGTATAGCCCAGGCAAATTCTTTGCCCTCATGTGACTTGGCATTCTCAAGCGAGCCGATGAATATTATCGCTCCGTTGCTGAATGAAACAATATTGTAATATTTGTCGAAGTTATGATGTTCTTTGTTGAAATGTGAGGGCGGCGCAATACCGATAACATAATGACCGGCCGGATTGGCCTTTGAATATTCAACAATGCCAACCGATTTCCAGTATTCGCGAATACGGAACATTGTCGAAGTATTCAGCTGGTCGTATGTATTAGCACCAATAAAGCCCTTGACATTCGGGAACTGTTTGATTAATTGCAATGACTTGATGCCGTTGAAATGACTTTTACCGCCGCCCTTGCCCGATAAGAATAATGTTATCGGCTGTACACTTAATAGTGCCGACATTTGCGGCTGGCTGACTTCACTTATTATTGCTGTCTCTGGCATTGATTATAACATCGGGTAATTCTGCTAATTGTGGAATGCTAAGCTCTCTCTTTTCCTGCTGACCGAGATATTGCTTGCCGAGCCATACAAGCATACTGCTATTCCCGCTCATTGCAAGGTCAAACTGTTTCTTTCTTATCAGTTCGATACCTTCGGACTTTTTTATAGCGGAATAAGCGGAAAAAGTCATATTAAACTTGTTCTTGCAGGCTAGGTAAAGAGTATCGGCCGCAATGCCGAGAACATTGGCTATCCCGGTCCCGTCGCAGTGCGCCCGCAAATAGTCATCAACTAAATCCCAGTCTATTTCTTTTCTCGGCCTTCCCATATTACTGTTTTTGCAAAGATAAAATAAATTTCTGATAAATACAATAAGAAAAGGGGCTTTGCCGACCCCTTCTCCGTCCGTACCGCTTATGCGGCTGGCTTTAGTTGTTCGCCATTTATAATTCGCAACGCATTTAGCACCTGTATTGCATTACTTAATAAATGACTGAAGATAATACTGCAAAGATAATACTTATTTTCAAAACAGCAAAATTATTTTTTAAAAGCCGCCCCCGAATGAGAGCGGCCCTACTAACCTAAAACCTAATCCATGAAAAAAACCTATTGCAAATATAAGCAAAAATTATTAAATATCATCTTCCCCTTCTGTTTCCAGGTAATAGGCAAGTATTTTTCTTGCTTCTTCTAGCCTTGATTGCTCAAGTTTTTTCCTTTTTCTTGCTAAAGCAATATTTTCTTCAGAATATTTAATAGTCCATTCACAAGAAGCAATATCTAATTCAAGTTGTGCCATATGTACTTTCATTGCTTTTACATAATTTTTGTCCATAATTTTTGTTTTTTTATTTTATAACTCTTAATATCCTTTATTGGTATATTAATATAAATATCAGTGTCTGAAGGCTCGTTTTTCGCCACTATTGCCCGGATAGTAGTTTTTGATACTTCCACAATATAATAATGCTGAATCTTGTGATAAAGATTGCCGTTCCAGTCTATTAATGCAAGATCGCCTGGTTTAAGATCAATCATTTCCATTTTCGCCGGTTATTTCTTTAATGGTTTGACCATTCAATTCGTTACTTATGGTCTTAAGGTGCATAAGCACGGTTTTCATTGCAGGGTATTGTTCCTTCACTGTTGCCATCATTTGTAATGCCTGGTGATTCAGTTTATAACTTGTCAGTTCTTCAATTTTCATGTTATTCTCCTTTCTCTGTTAGTTTGGATTTGATGTGATTGATAATATCATCTTGTCCTTTTTTATATGCTATATCGTCATGCCAATCCCAATCATAATTGGCCTCTTTTAACATTTCTCCCCCTTCCTCCTCACTCGGCAGCAGTTCGTCTATCTTAACCCTTATATATTCTTCTTCTGAAATATAACTTACGTTAATTGAGTTTTCGGAAAATTCAGTCATTTGTATTTGATATGTCTTTTGTTCACTCATGGTCTTGCTTGTTAATCGGGATTTTGTAATTCATTCAATTCATTAAATTGCTGTTGTAATCTTTTATTATCTGAAAGATTTTTGCCGCATTTGGGACACCACCACTCAACACCAGTTCCCTTACAGTCAGGACAGGGTATTACTAATTCACCCGGTGTAAAATTTATTGGATCATCTTCGCTTTCATCAATAAATCCTTCATCACAGAATAAATTTGCACAAAATCTATTATGTAAAGGTGTATGTCCGCAATAAGGACAATTAACTTCATAATCAACTTCATAATCTTCACTCATGGTCTTGGTGTTTGTTGGTTTTTTATTTATTTTCTTCATCTCTCTGTTAGTTTGGATTTGATGTGATTGATAATATCATAAGCCCCGTCTCTATAATGCTGATAAAATCTTTCTGTTAGGCTTTTATATTCTAATCTATCAGAAAATTTATCCCATGCCAATTTTTCAATTTCTTCCACACCCGGCAACAGTTCATCTATCTTTTGTTTCAAATATTCTGTTTCTGATACATGACTTACATTGGCCGAATTATCAGTATATTCATATATCTGAATTGTGACTATTTTTGTTGTCTTTTGTTCCATGATTAAATGTTTTTAAGAAATTCATCGGCATATTCACCAGCCCTTTTCATACTATATTCATGCCTATCTTTATTGTGTAAGGCAACATGATTTACGTCTGCTAATAGATTTGCAATAAGACTACACATATCTTTTAAGTTCTCAAATCTTTCATCGTCTATATGAGTTGCACCCACTGGACTAATATTACCATTAAGTTTTTTTACAACCTCATATATATTTATTTTTTGTTCACTCATGGTCTTATTTATTAATCAGTCTTTTTAATTCATTCTTACACCATTTAAGGATTCGTTCTCTGCTTTTTATTTTTATCGGATCAATCCTTCCTCTTTCTAATTCCAACCAATATTCATTATTAGCAATTTCAAATTCTAAAGTACGTATTTTATCCTCTTTGCTCATTGTATTGTAATTTTCAAGATAATCTTCCATAGCTTTATTGTTTATTGGTTTGGTCTAAATATTTATTCTTGTACTTCAGTTTCATCAACTAACCATGCCTGAAACAAGCCATATCTATATGCCATTTCATTAACATTATAATCATATAATGCATTATGCTTCTCACGCTCTTTACGCAATTCTCTGGCAACAGCATCACGGGCCCCCTGTTTTGTTTTATGAACAGATAAAGTGATAAAACCACTTTCCTCTGTCATATAGTTATATAAAGCCCGGTATAATATTATTTTCTTCTCCTCACAGTATTGCTCTGCG